CGCGCCGCGTCACCTCGATGTCGTCAACGGCACCCTGCGCGATCTTGAGCTGCCGGGTGTTCATGATGTGGATCGCCTTGGAGCGGTGCTGGTTGAGCCCGTCCTGTGGTCCCTTGAGGCGGCGCACGAAGCCGTAGTGATCGCCGTCGATGTCGATCATGTTGGCGAACGCGTGATACTTGGAGATCGACATGCCGCGTTCGTTGAAGAACTGGCTCTCGCCGCTCATGATCTCGACGTTGCCCGTGTGCAGGCACCAGCGCCACTGATCGCCGCGCTTGTACCAGTGATCGATCAGGCGCACGCGGCGGCGGCTATCAACCCAGAGGCTCTCGCGGTCGGTGTCGAATGCGGTCCAGTAGCCGCCGTCGCTGTCGAGATGCTCCTTGACGAGCTCCGACGCGCCGTCGGCGAGCGCGTCCAGCTCGTCGATGTCCGCCCATTTGTAGACCCCGTGAAAGCGCGTGTCGCCGAAGTTGGAGCGCAACGAGCGCGGGTCGTAGAAGAACGTGCGCGGGTCCACATAGACGAAGCGCAGATCGGGGTCGCCCTTGTCGCCGGGCACCAGCATAAGCTCATCGATGCCGATGCCATGCACCAGCGCGTCGCGGCAGCACTCGACTTCAAGGTCTTCGGCGAACGAGGCGTCGTTGATGGTGCGGATCACCTGCGTGGCGACCTCGGCCCCCTGCTCGCCGTTCGGTGTGTTCGGATAGCACTTCGGGTCGGTGCGCAGGGGGCGGATGGTGCCCGACAGGCTGTCGATCTTGCGCCCGGTGCGGTCGAAGGTGATCGGCGGCTGATGCCGCTTGCGCAGCACCTTCAGCTGCTCTGGCGTCCACTGATCGACGTGATAGTAGCGCCATGACAGCCGCTGCTCCTCGATCTCGCGCGATTTCGCCGAGCAGTAATCCTCGAACTCACGGCGGCGGATGATCAGTTTCGAGGTGGCTGTGTCGCTGGCACTCTCGTAGCTCGCATAGTTTGCGACAGCCGTGTCGAGATTGATCATAGCGTCATGGCATCAACATTGTTGTTGCGTTTCACCGAGCGGTAGCCGTCATCCGGCAGCTTGACGGTCGGCGCTGCGCCGACGCGGCCCTTCACCATCTTGTTGAGCAGCTGGCCGACGAGGCCGAGCGCGTCGCCCTGGTCGTCGTGCTTGCCAACCCACAGGTTGAGAACTTCCGCGAAGAAGTCCGCCGCCCACGGCGCGTTCTTCGGATAGAAGATGCCGTCGAGCGCGAGCCGCCCTTGGATCGAGCGCGCGCGCACCGCCTTGTCGCCGCGCGTCGGAAACTGCTCACGATTGACCCACACGCGGCGGTCGCGCATGCGACGCTCAAGGAACGGCCCGACCGAAGCCTTGATCTGGCCGGTCTCCTCAGCCCATGCGAGCGGCCTGTACTTCTCGACCAGATCGCAGAACGCATCGATCCAGACATCGGTCGTCCTCTGACCGCGCCAGATGTCGAGCAGATAGAGATTGTTCAGGTGATCGACGCCGATCACCACATGCACGGTGAAGTCGCCGCCGTTGTCGGTCACCGCGTAGTCGCTCGCGCCGTAGCAGCGCATCAAGGTATGCGATGGCGCGATGTCGAGCGGCTTGAACCACTGGGTCTTGAAGAAGTCGCCCTCGTCGGGAGCCGGCGCCTGCTGGTACAGCGCCGACCACACGCGCGGCGGCGTCGTCTCCTTCAGCTCTCGCAGCTGCTCGCCGTAGCCGTAGGCATCGTCGCCCCACAGGAACTCGCCGGGCGCGCGGCCGAGCTGGTCGTTCGCCTTCGCCTCAGCGGGCAGCGAGATCACTTCCCACGGCTGATGGTTGAGGCAGCGGCCCGCGAGATCGTCCTCGTGCCAGCGCGTCTGGATCAGCAGCTGACGCGCGCCGGGGATCAGGCGGGGCCGGAAGTCGTAGAGGTACCACTCCCAGAGCCGCTCGCGGATCGCCTCGCTGTCGGCGTCCTCTCTGCTGCGCAAGGGATCATCGATCACGCCGAACAGCGCGCGGAAACCGGCGATGCCGATGCGCGCGCCTGCCGCGAGATACTCGCCGCCTTCCTTGATCGCCCAGCGGCCCGCCGCCTGGTTCTGGTCATCGGGCGTGATGCCGAGGATCGAGGAGTGCTCCGCGATCAGGTTGCGGACGCGACGCCCCCAGCGCTCTGCCAGCTCCGTGGTGTGCGAGGCGGCGAGAAACTGCGCCTTCGGAAACTGCGACATCGCCCACGGCGGAAACAGCACCGAGGCGTAGGTGGATTTCGCGGAGCCCGGCGGCATGAACACCGCGAGGCGCGGGATGTCACCCCGCGCAAGGGCCTCCAGCTTTTCGATCAGCAGCAGATGGTGACGGGCTGGCGTGTAGCCGTTTGCGATGCACCACTCCGCGAGGGACGCGCGGAGCAGTTTTCGCCGGAGGATTTCCCCTGCGGCGTCTTCCGCCGAGATCATGATTGCTGAAGAAGCGGCCCATCAGATCGAAGGCCGCCCTGATTTCCTGCTCGTTCGCCACGCCATCATGAACGTGGGATACAAAATGTGGCATCCCGATCAAGCGCCCCAGCCGCTCGGCCGACATCCCGGTGATGTCAGTGAACGCATCGACCACTGACATAAGCGCAAAGTGGTGCCGCTCTTTTTCTTGTGACATTGCGGGCTCCCCTCCCAAGGGAGAACCATCAAACGCCAAACATTACAAACTCGCAACAATTACGATACGACCGGTGCAGAAGTCGCATGGACCGCATCGCGGCTTGACAGGCGCAAAAAGTGCGAGGGCGATCAGGGGTAGTTGCGCGAATTTTTCACTCGCTCCCGTCGTGGTTTGTGCGCTATCATCGCGCCATGAGACCGATCCCGCCCAACACCGCCACCATCGAGGTGGATTGCCTGCGCCTCGTTGACGAGGCGTGTCACGTCTGCGCGCTCGACGCCGATGGCGAGATGCTCAGCCTGCTCGAAAGCATCGAGGGCGAGGACGCCGCCGACAAGGCGCATGAGCTGGCCGAGCGCCTGTCGCGCGAGGCCAGCCTGCCGATCAAGGTTCGGCACGACCGCGATTGATGTAATCCATCACCGTGTCCAGCCAGCGCTGGTTCGTTTCCTGATAGACCGGGGCGGTGCCCCGCTCCAGCAGGTAGTTAAACTGCTGCGGCTTGTAGCCCTGCTCCGCATAGGCTGCAGCGATGTCGGGGAACATCACCTCCTTCGGGATCGACTGGCCGAAGCCGCCGACATAGTCACCGTGGATGCCAGTCGAATACGTGCGATGCGGCGACGCCGAGGTCACCGGGTCGAGCCGCGAGATCGACAGGCCCGACGCCATCGACGGCGTGTTGAGCAGGCGCGGATCAGTAACTGCGAAGCGGGCCTCCGCAACGTCGGGGAAGCCCTCCTTTGCGAAGCGCGCCTTGTCCATTTCCTTGGCGAACTTCGCGCGGATGACGCCGGGCGCGTTGATCAGATAATCGCGCAGATCGGGCGACGTGACACCCGGCCAGCTCTCTGCTGCCGGGAAGTCCTTGCCGCGCGGCGCGCGCATCAGCGCATCGAACTCGGCCGCGCCCTTGCCGGTGACCGGCGCGTGCTTCAGCATTTCGCTGAGCGCGTCGCTCATGTGGTGCGAGAAGTCCACCGCGCGCTCGCCCATCGCCGTGTAAGGCGCGTAGACGTTGCCGTACTCGTCCTGCAGCCTGCGCACGCGGTTCGCCATGGTGGTCATGCGGCCCTTTTCGGAGGCCCAGGCGTGCGGGCCTTCGGCTGACATGAAGCCGTGGCCGCCCTGCAGATCGACCGGGTTGCTGATTGGCACATCACCGATCCTGCTGACCTGACCACCAATCGCCGCACGGTCGCCGAGCGCTGGCAGCAGCACGTTGCCCTGCAGCTGCTCTGGCGAGATCACGCGCTCTGTCGAGGCGCGCGGATTGACGATGGTGCGCTCCATCTCGGCGAGCGGCTTGCGCAGCTTCACCTCCGAGAGCCCGCGCCACATGGCAGGATCGCGCACGGCACCGGCACCGAGCACGGTCTCGCCTGCGGCGCGCGGCACACCGGCAAACGCACCCGCGCCCGTGGGCAGCATGGCAGCCTCGACGAACGGGGCCGGATCGTACTGCCCGGTCTCCATCTAGCGCTGGTTCGCGTCCATGGCGCGCATCGGCAGCGTGCCGAGATCGGCCAGCCCCGAGACGATCTTGACCGCCGTCTTTGCTGGCGCGGTCGCCAGCGCGAGCAGCTTGTCGGAAATGCTGGGCGTGCGCTTCAGCTCGCCGAGCGGCCTGAACTCGCCGTATCGGTCGCGGAGGAGGTCTGCGGCGCTTTTGTAGTCGCGCCTTGGCTCCTCGTCCGCCATCGCTGCGTTACCTCTGCCCTCGTGCGCTCATCTTTCAGATCAATCACCGTGACGCCCGCAGCGCGGGCCTGCCTGCACATATCGGCGGTGCCGTCGCCGCCAGGAAACGCGATCACGAGCTGCGGCTTGCCCTCGGCCAGCATCTGCTTGTTGCGGATGGGCCCGGCGCTGTTGCCGTGCAGCCGCCAGTGCGCCGGAAACATCTCGACCGGCACCTTGTGCTCGCCCGCCCAGCGATGCGCGCAGGTGTCCGCGCCCTTCGCCCTGCCGTGGATCAGCAGCGTGAAGTGATGAAGGTCGTGCAGCATGTCGAGATACTTCTTGACCGCCGCGTAGTTTTCGAAGGTGCGCCCGCCGCACACGATCACGTTCATTGCTTGCGCTCCACCGTGATCACGCCGCGACGGCGCAGAGCTGCGGCGGTGCGGCTGCGCAATGAGTGCTCGAACCCGCGCCTGTCGCCGCGCATCAGCTTGGCGAACAGCAGGTCGATCACTTTCTGCTCCTGCGCAGAGCGATATTTGCGCAAGTCGCACACGAGACGCAGGTCGTGCGCGGACTCGGTCATGACGGCAGCTCGCGCGCGATGGCGTCGGCGAGCGCGTGGACATCGATGATGCCGATCACATCGAACTTGTCGGGCGTCTCGACCGGCACGAGAGAGACCTTGCGGTCGCGCTGCTGGCGCTTCAGCTCGTCGCGGATGATGTCGATGAGATCGTCACGGCTCACGACAGCCTCTTGCGCGCGTCGATGATCGAGACGTTCTGCGCGAGCAGCTTGAAGGTCTGGATTGCGCCCGCGCTGTTGGCGAGCGCGCGCCAATCGACAGGCAGCTGATCGCTCAGAAACCGCGCGACGTGCGGCGAGAGCTTGTCGATGTCATGCTTGCGCAGAAAATTCTTGACCGCCTCGACGCTGTCGATGTTCGGACGGAGCGCGGACGGGTTGAGCTGGAAGATCACCTGCTCCAGCACCGCGACGCGGGCCTCGAGCCGGGCGATCTGGGCGTTGGTCTGGCTGCGGTCAGTCATCACCCAATGCCCTCCGCGCGATTTCTCCGACCGACGTGATGACGTGGCGCATGCAATGCGCTGAGATGCTGTCGAGGCTGATGCCTGCAGCTTCCAGCGCGGCGCGCGCCTTCTTCAGATCGGGTTCGGGGAAAACAGAGAGGGGATAGGCTTCAGACCACTGCACAATCGACTGCAGTCCGTCTTCCATCGCTTCGCAACGCTCGCACATCATCGTCTGTCCTCGATGATTGGAGCCGGGTCAGTGCAGATTGGGCTGGGGGGCTGAGGCTGCACTGCCCGACAAGGCCCCGATGACACCGCTTCAGGGGCGGCCAGAAGCGGTATGTCGGGGCTTGCCGAAAACTACGCACAATTCGCCCCTGTCGTAAAGAGTTCGACTTAGCGATTTTGGGCCGGATGCTCAGAAATCTCGCGCACGCGCCAACTCTTACGAGCGCAGTATGCGCGTAGCTCGTTATCCGTCTTCCCGATTGCCCACTTGAGGATCGGCGCGGCCTCCGTGACCTTGCCGTCCTCGACGATGAGCCCGGCACAGAAGTGCGGCGCGGTGATCTGGAGCATAGGGGGCATGGGGGCATAGGGGGCATCGGAAGCGAAAAATATCTGTGACCGGGCCGCAGGCCCTACCCGACTCATGGCCAGCTACGTCCGCGACTGGAGAGGACCATGGGCAGACCACGAAAAGAACGGCTCATCAACTACGCGCCGCGCGGGATGCGGGCGCCAACAGCGGCCCGCTATCTTGATATGTCGGAGAGTTCGTTCCTGCGGCTCGTCAGTGAAGGCCGCTTTCCATCGGGGATCAAGATCGACGGCATGGTGGTCTGGGATCGCTACGACCTCGACATCGCGTTCGAGAACATCAAGACACGGAAGCGAAACACCTTCGCCGTGGCGTTGGGGCTTGAACCCGACGACGGCCCGTTGCCGAGCGTCGTTGAGCTGCAGGAACAGGCGAAGCGGCAAAGGCAGGCGCAGCGCGACCGCGACGAAGCGGCCCGCGAATTAAAGCGGGAAATCAAGCGGCATCGCGAGGAGCGCAGAAAGCCCGTCGGTAAAAAGAGGGGCGCGCCAGGAACAGTCAAATAGGCCACGGGGCGAAGGCAAAGGCGGGGAAAACCCGCCACTTAGCTCGACCACTTTGAGGGGAGCTGCTAGCTTTTACGCAACTGGGGGAAGTGGAAATGGACTTGAGTTTTTGGCTGGGGATTTTGTGTGCGGCGGTGGTCGGCATACCCTTCTCGATAGCAGCCAATCTATGGACTGACCCGGTTCGCGGGTATTTGGGCAACCGGCAAGTTGCGAAGTTGAACCAGACGCGGGACCGAGAGCTTCGGCGGTACTGGTACGTTCGACACATCATGGCAGGCAGCGGACAAGTCCTCGCCGATCTCCAATTTCGGCAATCGTATGCCATTCACGGCGCAGTGTTCGCCGGTCTCTACTACATGATGATGCTCTCCATTGGCTTCTTCGCCTACGTCGGCCAAAAGACCGAAGTGTTGCACAGCAGAACCGCAGCGGTGGTGTTCATCATCTGCACGATAGGGGCCGCAGCACTCGCTGCGACCAGCATGCTGCAAATGTTCAACGTGCTGCGCATTATGCGCCGCGTGCGGAATTTTACCGCTTACGAGCAATCCATAATCGAGAAGTGGGGCGAACCGGTCCCCGAGGATCAGTAGTCCGGCTTATTCCAGCGGTACGATGGCGAAGCCCTTGGTCTGGCCGACGCTGCGCAGCGCGCCGCGCGCCTCGTCATAGGCTCCGGCGAGCAGCGCGGCCTCATCTGCCGTGAGCTGCTTGCCGATCTTGGCGTTGCGGACGCCGTGCTTCCTGCGCAGCTCGTCTAGCAGCGCCTTGGCTTCTGCCCGCGTGCCCTTGAAAACAAAACTCAGCCTGAAGAACTCAGCCATGGTTGCGTCTCCGATAGTCGCGCATGTAGGCGGCGCGGTCCCGCTTCGGTTTTGTCATGCTGGCGGACGCCCTCCCGGCACCAGCACACTCAGCTGCCGGGCTGGCGTCCTGCCCGCGCGTCTCCAAGTCAGCGACCTGTCGGTCGAGCCGCTCCAACTCGCAACAGGCGTTCAGCACATCTGGCTGGCGGCTGAAGGTCCGTCGAAGCCTGGCAATCAGCAAGACAGTCTGGATGTCCATGGGCTGGTTACACTGGTTACGATTTGCTGGTTACAGCGTAACCATGTCGAAGGTGCGGCGGCCACCGGGGAAAGGCACCCGGTGCCGCCGCTGCGGGTGTTGTTCGTCCGACTGGGACTCCGCCCGCTGGTCCCGTGGGGCCGAGGCCCCCTGCACACGCCCACGGCGTGACTGCGAATTTCTGGAGGTGGCGGTGACATGGAGGGGGGTGTTGAAATAAGCATGCTTGCTAGGGAACTTTTCCTCCCTCGGGTGACGCGGTTGCCAGGATCGCTGCTGCCATTGCGCGAACTTTTCCCGATTTGACTTAGCGCAAAGCGAACCTCCGCGCTGGGAGTAGCGTTATCAACGTACCGAGCGACATCGAGTTAGGTTGTTACGGTCACGAGCACCCGCCTGCTAGGTAGGCCCCTCGCTGCTCAGCGCCCCTTTAGATGTTCGTTTGGGCTCGGATCGGTAAGCTCTGATGTCGGTCGATGCGGACAATCTTGAATCACTTGTGCGCTACGCTTTGCTGACGACGCGGGCCACAGCCGCTTGTCCGTTCCACCCGGATGTAATTGTTCGAGTCGGCGACTCTAACGCAGAGACTCACGCATATAATCGGGCGAAAGCCATAAGCAGAACCGACGGTACGTGCTGGGATCATGACGACCTGATCGAGGAGATCGCATGCCAACTTGGGCGGGCAGCCGACGGCGCCTGCCCCCGATGCGAACCGGTCCGTAATTGTGCGCCAGGCGAAGGTCCTGAAGCTGGCTC